TATTAGACGTGCTAGATTCTGATGACTATAATAGACTTACATTAAATTTAAACAATGATAGTATTTTATTGTATAGTGACTATGGTGATTTTGAATATGATGTGGATGTTGATAATGACGTGAGGCGTAATGAAGTATTTTCAATTGACATTAATGGTCAGTTTTTAAAACAGACCGTGGAGGCAATTAAAGATGATACTGTAATTATTAAGTTTTTTGATGATAAAAGCTCACTATTATTTGATTCATACAATTTTGAAAATCAGAGAGCGCTAATAACTCCTATTAGGAAAAGATAATATGTTAACACAAACTGATCAAGATCTAGTAAAAAATATATTTGAATACTCTAGAGACTTATTAGAAGTAGATCTGCTGGGTATGAACGATAATTCTAATTTAATAAAGGTATGTAAAGAATACCTTATTTTAAATGGGTGTAAGGTAGAAGATCCAATTCAATATCTGATTAACATCAAAAAACAAGATGATTTAATAAATTTGTTTAATTTATTACTTAGTCGTAATCATCCTGAATGGATGTCAAAGAAAGAAATAACCAATAAAGACAAGGCTATTGCTAAGTATTTTGTTGAGTCTCGCATGTCTACTGGTATAAACAAACAAAGAGCTTTAGAAGAGTGTGCGGCAATTATATATACTTTATTTGAACACGAAGATGAATTTCATTTTGACAAGTCTCTTTCATTTGGTATATTTGGTCAAAAGAAAATGGGATGGATCACTGATTTTGCATTAGCGATAATGAATAGAAATATAGAGCGTGCTAACAGAGAAGAATATGAAAAATTACTTGAGGAATTTGAACATAGTCAATATAAAAATGAAACATTTGGACTTACTGATGACGAAATAAATAATATTTTACAAACAAAAGAAGGGGGATTCTAAAGGTGGCCAAGAAAAAAAATGCTGATACTAACAATACTGAGAAAAAACTAGAGAGTCTAGATGTAGTTAGAAAGGCAATAGAGAAAAAATTTGGTATTGTTCCTCATACACTGGGACAGAGAGGCGAACTTAAATTAGATATTATAAGTTCTGGTTGTATAAGTTTGGATGTGGCATTAGGTGTTGGTGGTTTCTCTAAAGGAAGGATATATGAGATTTACGGAATTCCTAGTGGGGGCAAAACAACTTTAGCTATGAGTGTGATAGCTGAAGCTCAGAAGAAGGGGCAAGCTGCTGTATTTGTTGACGCAGAACATAGTGCAGATCCTATTTTGTTCAAGGCTATGGGTGTAAATGTAGATAAGCTAGAATTGATAGAGCTATATACCGGAGATGACAATCTAGACGCATTAGAATTGTACTTGAGATCTAAGCATTTTGATGTTGCTGTTGTTGATAGTGTATCCGCTTTAATTCCAAAAAATGAGGCGGAATCAGAGATGGGTAATCAGTTTATGGGGTTACATGCTCGTCTTATGAGTAAGGCTTTAAGAAAGCTTGCACCTGTTGTATCAGAAAATAACACACTGCTCATATTTATTAATCAGATAAGGTATAAAATAGTTCCTTATGGTGATCCTACCACTACTACTGGTGGAGAGGCACTTAATTTCTATAGCACGGGTAGGATACAAGTGTCGGGCGGTGAGTCAAAGAAAACCAGGATTGAAGATAGTCAAGGTCAAGTAATAGGGCATCATACCTCTTTTAAGATACATAAGAATAAATTAGCTCCGCCACATAGAGAGGCTACTGTACCATTGATTTATGGAGTTGGTTATGATAGGCATTGGGAATGTTTGAAATTTGCTACTGAGTTAGGCATAATTGAGAAAAAAGGAGCTTATTATTATTATACAGATGATAAAGCGTTTGCATCTGGAGAACATAATGCTATTGAGTATTTAAAAGAAAATGAAAATGTTTATAGTGAAATAAGATCTAAGATTATTGATATGGTTGGTTTGAGTGGTGTGTATGAGTAAAATAGCTGATACAGTACTTAGTGTGATAAGAGATGTATTTCCATCAAATATTATAGTGAAAGAACACTATGTATTATATAATAACACTAAATTATTTTTTGATTATTACATAAAGGATCTTGGTGTGTTAGTGGAAGTACAAGGGCAACAACACAGTAAATTTATAAAACATTTTCACGGTGATAGAAGTATGTTTCTAAAGCAGAAAGAAAGAGATAATCTTAAGTTGACTTATATTCAAGAACACAAAGATTTATGTTTAGTCAGATTTTATTATGATGAGAAGTTGACTAAAGATTTAATAATTAAAAAAATATATATAGCACTCGATAGGGGGTTTTGTGAATAATGTCTAATATTATAATTACCACTGATCGTAGGCATAACAAAGATTGTTCTGATTGGTGTCCATTAAATGATGGTACTTTGACTGGAGATCCAAAGTACTGTGATTTAAGCTTACAGTGTAGACAGATAGGGATGAAGAGTGATTGGTATAGATTCAGAGATCAAGATGGTAATGAGTCTTTTGATTACTTTTGTACAGGTATGTATTTAAATCCTGAAAAAGAAGAAAAAAACATAGATGAAGAGGTAAAATAATGGATAGTGGTGCATTGTATTTTCAAAATGTAAGGCCTGATTTAGAGTTTATTAACAAAGTCTTGTTATTTGATGTTAATTATCTCGAAAGTACAGATGGTAGTGTGCTAAGTCAATATACTATAGCACTTGCTCAGTATTTGGTGTTTTTCAAATCCCAAGTAAATAAAGTTAAAGCAGAAATATACAAGCTAGAATCAATATTAGAAGAAGGTGTTGGGATGTTGTTGACAAAAGAGCTTTTAAAAACATATAAGACTAAAAAGGATGCTTTTTCCTACGTTGTCTCTCAGAGTGCAGATCTATCTAAAATTAAAGATAAAATTTTAACTTTACAAGAAGAAATGGTGCTGGTAGATGGTATGGATAAACCTATTTCTGAACTTATTGCTGTTTTTAAAAGAGAGTTAACCCGAAGAGAGAATGAGCTTTATGCTACTCGAATGGAGCGCAGGTAATATGAATATTGAAGAAGCAAAAACATTGTTTTGTAAGCCAGGGGATGAAAGAGCTATACTTTCGTTTGGATTTAAAGATATAGATCGTTTTTATGATTTGTCTTCTAAACTATCTTTAGATGACTTTTTACGAGAAGACCATCAAATGTTGTTTAGTGTACTACATACATTGGTTCATAAACATAAAGTTACTAAATTAGATCTTACCTTGGTTATAAATGAGTCTATTTCGCAAGGGGCAGATAGTATTATAGGTGGTGTTGATTATATAAAAGCAATATACGATTTATCTTATAACATCAGTGATAGTAATTACTCCGCCTATTTACAGAATGTTCTAGAAGCAAGTACACGTTTAAAGTTATTTTTAATGTTGCAAGATAATATAAGTGAGATAGTAACTAACAATAAAGACAGTGCTGACTTAATAGGTAAGTTTGAAAAAGAAGTGTTGGATTTATCCACATCAAGTAAAGCTATAAAAGAGCCTAAAAATTTTGCGGATGGTTTAATGGAGTGGATAGAAGAACGTAGAGGTAACCCAATGAAAATTTCTGGATTGGACACTGGTTTTCCTATTCTAAATAAACAAATAGATGGGTTGATACCTGGTACCCTACTTGTAATAGCTGCACGTAAAAAAATGGGCAAGAGTGCCTTTTTAACCCAAATGGCTGTTCATAGTGCATACAGGGCAGGTAAGTCAGTGTTGTATGTGGACACTGAGCTTCCATTTGAGCAGTGGAGATCTAGAGTATTATCTAATATCTCAGGGGTTAAAGAAAGGATTATTTTACATGGTGGGTACGACGATGAGACGTATACTAAGCTTTTAAAGTGTGGAGATATAATTAAAGATAAAGGATGTTTATTTCATGAGTATATGCCTGGTTATAGTGTTGATAAACTAGTGGCATTGTACAAAAAATATAAGGCAAAAGAAGATATTGCGCTAGGCATGTTTGATTATATAAAAGAACCAGATACATCTAGTCTTGACAGACAACGTAAAGAATACCAAGTACTTGGGGACGTTACAACTAAATTAAAAGATTTAGCTGGTGAATTAAATATACCATTTGTTACTGCTGTGCAACTTAATAGAGATAACGATATAGCTGATAGTGATAGAATTTCACGCTATGCAGATGTTATATGTCAGTGGACGTACAGAACTAAAGAAGAACTAGAACAATTACCTCATGAAAGTGGGGCATATAAATTAATGGTTAAGGATACAAGACGTGGTGGTGGTACATCAGAGGCTGGAATAGGTTATAAGTTTTTTAAGCATTATTTGACTATTAAAGAATCTCCTCCAGAACAACAATTAGTTACATATAATGATAATGAGTACAAAGAGGATTATGCTGACAATGGATATGTCTACCAAAGCTATGAAAACGATGAACTTAGATAATAATAGATATGAGTTTAAACAAAATGTAGAACGTTTAAAACTTTCTGTAGATCCTAAACATCTTTTAAATTCATTAGGGTTTACCGTAGAGAGGGAAACTACTAAAGAATTACGTGGTTCATGTATTATTCATGGTGGAAAAAATAAAACAGCTTTTAGATTTAATAAGGATAGAAATACTTGGAAGTGTTTTACACATAAATGTCATGATATATTTGGTAGTGATGTAATTGCACTTATAAAAGCTGTTAAAAAAGTAAACTTTATGGATGCTGTTTATTATTTAAGAGAACTAGTTGGT